CTCCAGCAGAAGTTGCAAATGGTTTAAATGTACTTGGAATAGTTACTGAGTTTGGTGTTGAAGAAGTTCCCGATGATCCTGAGTTTCCAGGAACACTTCCTGGTGATCCAGGGTTTCCACCACCTCCACCATTGAAAGTGAAAATGTTTGTTAAATTAGTAGCTCCCCCGGAACCTCCGCCACCAAAATTTGGACCGGCATTTCCTCCAGCACCCACACTAAATGGTTGAGAAAAAGGTTGAGAAATTGGAGCACCAACATAACCATAAAAACCGGATCCCCCCGATCCGCCTGACGGTCCGGGTCCTCGTCCCCCGCCTCCGCCTCCCGCAGAAGCTGCGTAAATTCCTAAATAAGATGCGTTACTATTTGCAGTAAATGTTCCGTTCCCTGAATTAGATTGTAAAGTTTTTGGTTCAAATCCTCCGCCTCCAGCTGATCCACTTGAAGCTGCAGTTAATCTACCTTGTGCATCTACTGTAATTGATGATGAAGTATAAGATCCTGCTGAAACACTCGTGTTAGCTAATTTGTCAGCAGTCACAGCGTCATCAGCTATGTTAGCAGTCGCTACTGCATTATCAGCAAGTGCTGCAGTTACAACAGCATCATCGGCTATCGCAGCGGCTACAACAGCATCGTCAGCAATCTTTGCTGAGGTCACAGCATCGTCAGCAATTTTGGCAGTCGTCACAGCACTGTCCGCTATTTGAGCTGCAGCCACCGTGCCACCTAAAGTGTCTAAAGATATTTCTTTTAAATTTGTTCCATCAGAATAAGCTGCATAAATTTTTGCAGCGTCTAATGTAAAACCTGTTCCTGATGCAGTTTTAATTGTAAGGTTAGTTGGGTTTGTTAATCCTGTTGCATCGAATATATAAAATTTTTCTATTGAATCTGGGATAGTACAAATTGTGCTAGCAGCGATTGATGCTGTAGCAAATTTAATAACTAAATTTCTTGCGTTTGATAGTGTACCATCAGACATTGCAAGAGCTAAAGTACCACCACTTGAAAGTGTAACTTGCTCAAAACCAGCTACGGCTTGTTGTACTAAATTTAAATTTGTGTTTGTTTTGTCACCCCATGTACCAGCATTTTCACCGGTTACCATTAGTTCTAGTTTTAAATCACTTGAATAACTTGATGCCATAAAAAATTCTCCTTAATAATTTCTATTTTACATGAACTACGCAGCCAAATCAACCACTGTCCAAGTATTATTTACTCCAAGATTTATCTCAGACCACGCAGTAATATTAACGCTACCCACAGAAGAAGTCAATGACTGCCCTGTAGGTATGACTAATCCATCCCCTGAAATTCCTTCCTCTCCTAACGATGAAGTAATAGAAACGCCTGTAACCCCTACTATTTGATCTGGCACTTCACTTGGAGTGCCTAAGCTTGAAGCTAATTGTTGTCCTGTTACCGATTCATTAGTGCTTTGAATTAATGTGATGTTTCCTAAAGTAAAGGATGCTTGGCTACCTGTGACAGGCACTGGAGTTTTCAAACCACCTACAGTAGTACCTTGTGATGATGTTATAGATATTCCAGAAAGTGTAATATTAGCATCTCCAGTAACACTCTCACTTCCAATGCTTGAGTTAATTGTATGCTCAGATGCTATAACTGTTAAAGCTTGATCAATCTGTATTGAGAAAGACGGGCTTGCAAAAGTGCTTGTTAATTGTCCAGCACTTGTTACTGAAATATCAACATCTGTAAATGCTGTTTCACTTCCTATTGAAGATGTTAAAGATTGTCCTGTAACTTGAACTGAGAAATTATCACCCCAAGCGAATTCTCCCCATTCTCCTCTTCCCCAACCTTCTCCTGTAAGCGTGGATTCATCTACAGTAGCAGTTCCTATGGAAGAAGATAAAGATATTCCTGAAATAATTGCACCAATGCCAACAACTGTGCTTCCAGCACTTGTTGTTGATTGTAAGCCAGTTGCAGAAAATGTAAATGATATTCCTGCAGCCTCTTCTCCAATACTTGAAGTTAATGATATTCCTGAAACTGTAACATTTGCATCACCAGTTACTGATGCAACAGATGCTATAGAAAAAGAAGCTTGAATACCTGTGATTGCAGGCACTGATCCTGAAAGATCGCCCCACTCGTTTTCTCCCCAAGTGTCACCACCCCAACCTACTTCTATGATACCTGCAGCAGTAACACTGCCAATGCTGTAGGTTGCACTTATTCCAGAAACAGTAACCCCGACATCACCTTGTGCTGCCCAACTACCTTGTCCCCAACTTAGTGCACCCCACGCATTTGACATTCATTCTTATCCTTATGCTAATCTTAAGATCGCGGCAGCTGTTGTGAATGCAGGGAACTGAATTGTAAATGTTCCTGCAGTCGCAGTTTTGTCTCCACCGAAATCTAATACAGCAACAGCATCAGTAGTATTTGAACCACCGTCAGTTGTTGTGTTGTAGATTAATGCTCCTCTTGCAGTAAGAGTTACGTTTTGAAAAGATAAATCAGCAAAATCTGTAATAGCTACAGATGATGAAACTTTAACTCCTTGGTTTACAAGTGTTCCGCCACCAGCTGTATAGTTTGAAGATGATACTTCATTAGCAGTTGCGTAGTTTGTAGTTGATTTACCTAAAGTTGCAGATGATGTATACATAGCTAATTTGTATGTATCGGATGATCCATCAAAATCATGTTTTCCTTGAAGTAACTCTTTTTTAAAAGAATCACATATTGCGTTTGTTGTTATTGCCATAATTGGCCTCCTTTTTAATTTGTATTAGGAGTAGGACTAGGAATTTTTATTCTTGGAACTCCATCGTCATACTCAGCTCGTCTTCTTCTACCCATTTGTTGTAAGGCAAAATTCTGTACTTCTTCATTGTACTTGCTTTCATAGAGCTTGTACATATCCATAGGTCCTTTTAAAAATCTAAAACATTCAGCAAGCACTCCATGTAACAACATAGATTCTTGATATTTAGCTAAATAAGTTTGATTAGTAGATGTAAATTCTGGTGGGTCTTGTATATAATTTATTTGAATTGTATCCGCTGCAGCAGGGACAGGTGCAACAATAATATTAAACTCATCCCAGTTAGCAAAATATTTAGGAGTTCCTTGTGCTCCAGTTCCATTAAACTCAGATATAAAACTAGTATCTCTTTTTTCTAAAAAACTTCTGTTTCCACTACTATCTAAACGTTCAACAGATCTTAAAATTAAAGCATCTGATGGCATAGATACAGCTCTGTTTCCAGCAGTAAAATTTGAATTAGCATATTTTCTTAAATCATCGTAATCAACTTTGCCTGCTACATCTAATTCTACGTTTCTTATAAATTCTTGTATCTGTGAATCAGAAAATACAGTGCTACTTACTTCTGTATAGTTTTTCACTTGTGTTAAAAAATTTGCATGTGTAATAGCCATTATGTAATACTTACCTCTACTTGTCCTATGTTACTTAATAATTCTCTTCTTCTGTTTTGTAATGAAGGATCTGCAGGTTTCATAGCTGAAGTTCCTTGTGTTATGAAAGCAAAATCTCCAGGTAAAGATAAATTTGCTACACCAACAGATGCTCCACCAGAATCTGATATTGTAACATCATTTGAAAATTTTACTAAGGGTTGTTGAAATTTCATGTTTCTTGAATTTTGTAAAGCTATCGCATCAGCAGTTACATGTTTTCTTCTTATTTGTGGATGCTTAGGTTCAAACTCTGAAATATGTACTAGTGATCCATTCCATTCCTTTACCATTTCAGTATAAGGAAAAGCCATACCAGATCTATCTGATATTGACTGTGATCTTTTACCTGTTGCGTATTTTGCCATAATTAAACTCCACTAGGATAAAAAGATTGTGGTGTAATATATGTTGAAGCTCTTTGACCATCTTCATCCAACGCTCTTTTTAATTGATCCTCATAAATTAATTTATTTTGTTGTACTAATTGTGGTGCTTTTTTCATAGCTAAATAATATCCAAGACCTGCACACATGCACGGTAAAAATCTGTAAGCTACATCAGCTTCATTTGTATAAGCACCT